TATCTCTACTTGTACTTTGCAGCCATCCAAAGTAGGTTGATCTACTATTGTTTTATCTTGACTCTGTTTAAGGAATTCAAAGTATTCTTTGTTTTCTTCGGTAAGGATCTTATCTAATCTTTGCTGATCTGTTTTATAAGATTGATAAAGGTTAACAGTAAGTAATTCTGTGAGTATATCTTGTGAGTAGTCTTCCAAAGATAGTGAATCATTTTTAATATCCAAGTGTTTCTTAAAAATAGTATCAATAATCTTTCTTTGACTATCTGTAGGTATTTTTCCAGGCAATGATATAAAGTAATCATCATAATTATCAGGCTCAAACAACAGACAGTGCAGAACCCGCCCTCCTACAAGGTGCGGGTCTGTACTATCCTCTCTCTGGTTGAGCACATAATGATTATAAAACATTGCTGGAGAGTACAGTAGTTTATTTAAACCACTGTAACTAAAATAAAATTTCTTCTGATAAAATTTTTCCAATTCATCAGAACCAATCAAAGCCTTCTCCATTTTCATCTGTTTTAGTCTCTTCGGCCGAAGCTTCAGAGAGGTTGTTTTCTGTTATTTCTTCTGTCTCAGTTTCATTAGCATCTAAATCTCCCATTTCAACAAGACTATTATGACTTATTGTAAAATCCGGGTCAGGTTTTTCTACTAATTCTTCTTGTTTAACGTAATCATCAATTAACTTATAGTTATAAGGCATGTCTAACTCTTCCATTAATTCTGGTGATAAACAAATATCTTTTACTTTAAAACAAGCTGTATTACCACGAATCTTTATTTCTTCATGATAATTATCCATAAGAACATTTAAAGCTTCTACTGTTAATACATTGTTTTCTTTAAGCGATCTGACAATATCATCAAGTTCAGTATGCATAGAACTTCTACTTTTTCCTAAAAATGCAAGTAAACCTTTAAAGTTTACATGATTTTTAGTTCTACATTTTTCCATGTAATGATAATACTGTTTAAACAACATTTCTAGATACAGCAAACTATCTGTATAGTTACAATTGGCCATAATTTCCATAGCCAAAATTCTATTGTCATCATCAGAGCTCAGAAACATCTTGCTAATCTGATCAAAGACATCAGCATCTATTACAGTAGCATCATCTCCGTTAATATGAGCAAGTAATTCAGATTCATGTAAAATTTCAATATTCAGACTTTCTAGTTGAGAAATTAAATCATAGTTATCCTCATCTATTATTGAGTAGTATTTACTGTTACGCAATTTTGCTGTAAAGTCCTCATTTTTTCTTAATTCAGCAAAGCATTGAGACGGGTTATTTCTAAAATATCCTGCTACCTCATAATTAAAATAAAAATAATCATGTGTGTTTATGCTAATTGCTTCTTTTAATCTGTTTAAATAGTAATCATCACACTTACCTTCTGCTACAAGAAGATCGTAGAATTGCTGAACTAAATCACGATGTATACTATACATCCACACATTTTCTCTCATTTTATTTTCTGTACTATTTCCAATAAATGCGTGTGTAGCATTATCAAGACTACGGGTTACTTTAATATCAAAATTAGAGTTCAAATCTTTAAGTTTAACTCTTGGTATTGAAACACCTTTTAACAAGTACAGTTTGTCTCCTTTACTAGGAGTGTATGAATTAGAACTTTTATTAATTAAAGAGCCATTTTTACTCTCAACTATAAAACTTTCCAGTTCAATATCATCTACATATTTATTATCATAATCAGTAGTTATGTTTAATTTAAATGCACGTTCCATATTTTACTAATTAATAAAGGGGGAATTACTCCCCCTTTACATTTGTTTTTAATTAAAGTTTTGTTTCTTTAAAGTGGAAACCTTCTACGCTAGCTTTACTGTACAGCCATCTTCACCACCTTCTGATTCATCATCAATTTCTGGAATTTAACTTTATTTCCATTTACAATCTCTTTTATCATATAGTATTTAAGATCGTCAGTGAATGCTTCAGATTCAGTAGCAAGTTTACCTAATCTTTCTATGATAGGTTGGCCAATAGAACCATTTTCAGCTAACTTTAAAGAATAGTTAATCACACGAGTTGCAATCACACTAGAAATATCAGCTCTAAAATCATCATCTTTACCGACAGCATTAACTAATGTATTCATTACATATTGCTCATCCTTTTCTAGGATATCTTTAGGACTAATGATCTTATCTAATTTATTATTAATAAACATTGTAAACATAGAACTAAAATCCTCTCCTACAGAACCTTCACCAATCATTTGAATCAAAGGAAGCTCTTCATCAAACTTTTGAATAGAACTAATAGCATTAAAGAAAGTAGTGATAGATCTTGGATTTACTCTTTGAGTTACAAGTTCCGGATGCATCAACATAAAGTTAATACAACGACCATCAATATTTGCATTCTCTGCCCACTTAGCCCATACATCCGCATCATATTTAAGCTCTACTGAAATAAATCTAGTTTTCTGAGCAACATCAAGACTAGTAACATTATAATCACCATTATCTGGGTTAGTAGTTAAGATTACATGCCAGTTTTTTGGTAGAGCCCATGAAACATATTCTTGTCTATCAAGAATCTCCATAGTTGCTTGCATAAATCTAGCATCTGCACGAGTATAATCATCAAGGATTAAGAATCCACCTTCTCCTTTACCTTCAATCCACTCAGGTGCAGCATGTGACATTCTTTTAGATACAACTTTATATCCTTTTGCACTAGCTGCATTTATCTGAGATTCATTAATCCAAGTTGTTTTACCATCAGCATTTTGAATTTGAAATTCTTTAACTGGAAAACCAACAAGATCTCCTAATTCTTCAAGTTGAGATAAATTCAGCTTTACAACGTCCATTCCCAACTCTTTACCGAGTTGCATAATTGCAGAAGTTTTACCCAAACCAGCATCACCTTCTATATTAATCGCTACAGGTACTTTACCTTCTTTTTGAATATGCTGGTTATTATTAACCATGTGTTTAATAAAAGTTTTTAACTCTTCTACATTCAGTTGTGTTTGATTACTCATTTCCTTTTTCTTTTAGTTTTGTTCTTATTAAATTGTCTCTTGCCGGTAGTACTACATTAAAGTTACAAGCACTACAACATTTTCCTTCTTCTTTAACAGGAGAAGGGCTATGTCCACCTTTACTTTTAAATCTCATGTGTCCGATTTCAATTTCTTCAATCTCATCAAACTCTTTATCACAAATACAACAAATCATAATTCTAACTTAATTACTTTACCTGGTAAATCTTTATTCATATGTGACTGTTCAGATAACACCCATAATACATTACCACGAGGTTTTACACTCCAGCTACATTCACCATCAGTAAAATATACAAGACTTGTAAAATTCTTCAGATTAGCATTAAAATACTCTAAAACAGGATCGAAATAAGTACCACCACGACCCTTTACACTAAATTCTTCATATTTACCTTTATAAGGTTCAATAGAACGTATTTGAGTATCACATTGTACAATAGTAATATCTACACCGCATTTATAAATATGATGTATCTCATTCATAAACTCTTTAAGTTCACTATCACTTACAGATCCTGAAGTATCAATACCTAACAACATGTGTTGTCTCATTTTTACTTTAAGACCGGGATTATCAGAAAATCTTCTATTCTCTTTTCTTCTAATCTTTTTAGTAAAAACTTTTGTACTTACTCCTGTAAATCTTCTAATAAACCCTCTCCAATCAAATTTAGGTTTTACTATTTCTTTTATATGAATAACAGCATCAATTTCACCTGGCACAGTACCTCTTTTCTTAATAGTTTGTTCTTTAGCATCACTAAGAACTTTTTGTAATTGCTTTTCAATTAACTTTTTCTCAGCTTCAGGTAAATCTTCAAACTCCTCCCAAGTTCCGTGTTCGGGTAATTCAATCTCTTGATCTCCGTTCCCACTGCAAATAACAACTTGTTGAGTACCTTCGTTTAAAGCATCACAAACTTTATCAAAATTTGCATCATCGCAGGTTCCATTTTTATCATGATCTTCTTTAGCTTGTTTTAACATATCATAATAATATCTACAACCAGCTCTTTTATTAAGATTTAGATCCGGATAATCATTTATATTAATTCCACCTTCAGGTAACCAATTTTCATTAATATATTGATTGATTTCCATATCCATTGCAATATTTGCTAATTTCTTATCACTAAACATATTAAATGTCGTAAGATGTTGAAATGCAATATGCAATAGCTCGTGCTTTAATAAACCCATCTTGTGATCATCAGAAAGACTTTCCCAAAATTCTGGGTTAATTGCAAGTTGAAAATTTATATTATGTTTACTTACACCAGCAGTTGAAAGTTTATTACTCCACAACTTATTGAGCATAATAAGAAAGAACCCGTAAAAAGGTTCTTTTAACATTAGCTCTTTACTAATTTTACTTAGACTTCTCTGCTTGTCCATTTTCTTTTAATTTTACATTTACTTCAAAGGCATCTGTTGGATAACCAATTGCTTCAAGCATTACTGACATATCCTTAATAAAGTACTCCATAAATATTTCTATGGAAGCATTTGATCCTTTTTTCTCAGTAATAAGACTTAATGTTTTTGGACCGCTTAATTTTTCAGAAGGTACGTGTTTTAATAATACTTTATATGCACTCAAACATCCTTCTTGCCAATATTCTAAGGGTTTATTAGAATACTTATATAGAACAATCAGTTCCCCTAGATAATTCTTATAATCTACATTTTTCAATGACTCAAATGCCATAGTATGATTATCTGAATCAGGAGATCTAAACATGTTCAACAAATTTTTAGTTTCTTCTTTATCAAAAACAATTTTATCCATCAGTCTTCAATTTTTAAAGTTTTAATCATCCATTCTTTAGGACTATTAATATTATCAACCCATTCTTTTGCAGAAGGAATATGATTATTACAATCTTCTTTTACATGTTGCTCACCAACATATCTTGTATATACAATACGATCATCAGAGTTTCTAAAGGATTTTCCAAATATCTTTTCACATTCAAATATACCTTCACTGTGATGTCTGAACATTCTATGTTTACTATGACCTATCCAAGCCTTAGTTTCATCAAACCACTCATGAATATGAAGATAATCTTCTACAGATCCTCCCCATTTACGAACAGATGATTTTGCATGTACAATAGGATGTGCCATTTTAATCACATTTATCAATTAACTCACCTTCATGATAATAATCTTCTATTTGAGTATAACGCACATTATTATATATCTTATACTTTCCAGATGGTACTAATATGCATAGATTACCATAACCACCATCATTATTCCACCAATCTTCTATAGTATCAAGAAGTTGTGAGCTTGCAAAATTTTCTAACTTATCCCAAATTTCAGGATTTTCACTTTTTATATTAGTAGCAGTAGATAACGTTGACCATCCAACTACTTCATTTAAAATTGTATCAAATGCGATATCTATATCATCTGATAATTCTTGAGTTGTATACCACCCTTCTTCAATACCACCGCTATCACCACTACCTTCATAATATATGTTTATTCCGGTAACACCTAATTGGTGCAATTCTAAAAGAACTGCCATCATTTCTGTTTCTTTCATAACTATTCTGATTTAAACTTATAAAACTTACCTAGTATGTTTCCATTTAGGTACTCTTCTTTTTCTAAAACCTCTCTATTAAACTGATATTTTGTTTCATAATATGTCAACTCTGTTTTAGAGTAACATATCCTGATCATATATCTTTGAATAGGGATATTATTTTTGTGAGCTTCTTGTAATACTTTATTACTGCTATAGTAGTTTTCATAACTTGGTTTTGATACCATAGTGTATTTTTTAGCTCTTTTATCTTTCATTTGAGCAAGAGCTTTTTTACCAAACTTTTTTTTTCTTACAGAAAAAAAGTTCTTTTTACCTATGTATCTAACCACTTTACCATCAACTATAGCTTTCATTTCATACACAAAGCCAACAGCTCCTTCAGGAATCATATCTTCCGTAAACTCCTTACCTTTATACAACCAACTCATAAAATACTTTTTAATAATTTGAATACTTCATTTCTAACCACTTCTAAACCGTGATCTTTTACTGAATCTGACAGATCCTTTGATAGTTCTAAATTAATGTAATCAAACCCATATTGAGTTTTGTATTTTTTAGCTGATTTTAGACCAGGCTCGTCATTATCAAACAGTATAATAATCTTACTAAACTTATCTATATAAGGTTTCATAAAACTCTTTGATATCATACTGTTCTCACTATCTGGAGCTATACATTCTACATTACCAATACCTAATGTTTTAAAACACATTAGATCTTTTAAAGAAGAAAGAATAACTAAATATTTACTTTCAAAAGTAACTTGATCAGAACCTTGTATATAATCTCTAACTTTAATAAACTTGTTATCTTTATTTTTAGGAGTATATATTTTATACAAAGACCCGTCTTCTCTAAAATAACCATATATAAAATTACCTTCAATAGTTATTGAGTCTAATACTCTACCTTCATCTTCTTTAACCATAGTATAAAAAGATAAAGGATGAACATTGTAATCTTCTAACATTGCAGAAGTTAACTTATACATTTGCCAATAGGACTTATCTAATGTTGTCCAATGTCTAATTTCAAAATCAGATACAGCATATTTACTTTGAGGTTTATATTCCAACGGTATATATGAATTGTTAGATATAAATTCATTGTAGTCATCCATAATTTTAAAGGATGCCTTACCTCTACTAGATAGGTTGAATAAATACATAACTAAATTTAGACCGTCACCACCATATCCTGAAGAAAAATCTTTAAACTTATATCTACCAGCATTATCGATGTAGATACACATAGAGGGTACTTTATCTTTACTACTAAATACAGATTTGATTTTTAAACTTTGACCAGAAAGTCTTTCCCCAAGATTTAAATAATGCTCAAATACCCATTCTCTAGGTATATCATTTAGATCGGAAATTATTTTTTTTGTTGAAATCATAGACTAAAATTTAAAGTTTAGAGGGGAATCACTATGATCCCCCTCTTATCTTTATTTAGTCTAGAGAGAAATCATTTGAAGTTGTTTTACTAAAATCATCATTTCCAAAACTTTCTACATTTTTGTTTTCAAGTTTTTTCAGATGTTTAGCTTCGTCATAAATTATAACTTTTCCACCTTCTATTTCACCATAAGCATATTTTCCTTTATCTGCTTTTGGTAACCACATGTCGTAATTAGTATATCCTGTTTTCCCAACATACTCTTTACCGGCAACACAATATTCAAGATATTTATCTTTAAACGGTGCCTCGTCATTAAATGCTTTAACAAAATCTTCAACAGTTTCGTGTTGATTATGTTGCGCAGTCATCCAATCATTAATACCTAATGTGTTACACAGGTTTTGTAAAAATATTAAAATAGATCTATCTCTCTGAATTTTAATACCAGATTTTGTTTCACCATCTGCAAATGCATATTGACTTGCTTTTACTCTACCAATTTGTCCTTTATAATGACCAGCATCTGGATTATCACGATCAATTGAAAAACCTTCAAATCCATCAATTGGTTTAGTTTCTACATGCAACATCAAATGATATGCATTATCAATAAACTTAAACGGATCTAAGGTAACACTATTAATTTTTAATATGTTATTGCCTGGACTAATTGTTTTAGGTAATCCTGAACCTCCTCCTGCACTTAAACCTTCTGTACTTAAAGCCATACTTTTTTTACTTTTTAATTATTAAACAAAAACTTTATCCCATGATGTCTTAACAACACCATCAATCATTTCGGTAATTACTATTTCTTCATTACGTAAATGCTCTGGTCTAGCACCACACGTAACTTCATCATTAGTTTTAAAACTAAGAATAGCTTGATTACCTTTTCTATACATATATCCAATTGCATCTGCTTGCGCACAAATTAAAGACTTAATCTTACCTGTAAGATCAATGTTTGCAGCCATAACCATTTCTCCTTTATCATCAACAACTTTGTCTTTGATATGTCCAGATAAAATAATTGTGGGTGCTAATGTATCAATAAAATCTAATACTTGGAAAAATGCTTGTCGAATATACAAATATCCAGCACCATTAGGCAATGTAGTTACATTATCACCACTATAATTTTTACCCATTGGTGTTTGTCGGTAAAGTTTTACTGCTAAAGGCATTATCATTTCTTCTAATGCTGTTACAGTATCTACAGTTACATATTTATATGGTTTCCCGGCTTCTTTTATTGCTTTGCCAGCATCCAATAATGTTTGTAGATCAGAAATAGGAACTTTTAATGCTTCTACATATTCAGCTCCGTTTTCCAAATCAAGTATTAAATTATTCTCAAGGCCTGCAAATGCAGTTGTCTTACCTGTTTTAGGTTTAGAATAAACTAATAATCTTTTTGGATTGACTCTTTGAGCTTTTACTTTTTTTGTTGGTAATACTATTGTACTCATTTTATTTTATGTATTGTACTTTCTAAAACACTACTTAAGTTAGATATCTCATGACTCAACTTTAGTAGCACACTTTTTAAATCAGATGTATCTTCAGATTCTTTTTTAGGTGCAAATTCTTCTTCAAAATCAGGAAATAAACTAACAGATTTTTGTAATTCTGGAACAGCTAATTCCTCTTCTTCTTTTCTTTTTTCATATAAAGAATAACTGATCTCTTGACCACTTTTTAATACTACTGCCATTTCATTTACCGGAACCAAATATTTTTTATCTGGATTTCCTTTGCTATCATAACCTTCAATAATATCATATTCTTCATCATAATAAGGATTATACTTAAGCTTAAATAATTGTCTATCTTCATTCATAGGTACCATATCTTTGGCACTATTTCCGTCATCATAAACATTATCATAAAACTCAATGTAGATATCCTCTTCTTTTTTCAATTCCCATTCAAAGAATTGACATTGTCTACCAAATTTACCTTTCTTAAAGAAAGCCGTTTTAATTGTAAAGAATGGATCAGCAATTCCTATTGCTTTAAAAGTATCCATGTGTTGCATGTAAAACTCTCTTTCTTTGTCTTTTCTTAAATTACCCATTTTCGCATTTAATTTATACCATTGTTTTAATTGTTTCTCTCGCTGGAGTATTCATTTCTATTATTCTCATAGTAGTTCTGTCAAGTTTAAAGAAACTTGTACGAGTTGTGCCATTTCTAGATTTAAGAAAATGAAATACCAATGTATCCGGATCTTCAATTATAAACTTTTCAGGTCCGTATTTTCTTAATTTTCTTACAGATGGCTTATTAATTCCCATAACTACATCTGCGTGTTGTAACAATGCATCTGAACCATAAATATCTGAGTCTAATACATAATTTCCATATGTACCTTCTATCTGTCGTTTAGGATCATCAATATTCCTATTTAACTGACTTAATACTACAAAAGCAACTGGATATTTTTTCTTCATCATTGTTAAAGCTTCTCCTAAAGCACCTAACATTCCAAACTTGTCTTTTTGACCTACGTCAACTCTAAATAAAGCTGAGTGGTCAATAGTAACAAGCATGTTAGGATATGATCCATCCGGTCTTTTTTGTCTCTCAAGTTCATAATGAATTGTAGCACACATTTCATTAACCGTACACACATCATAAATAACATTTACTATGTCACTTTTAGCACTTTCATGATAATACTCCACACATTTTTGGTAAATATTTTTATCTACCAATTTACCATCTTTACTCATTAATGTATTATAATCAGCACCTGTAATCAAACCAAACTTTCTAATTGCGCTAGTCTCATCTACCATTTCCATTTGGAATTTAAGAACTCTAAATACTTGATTAGTATTATTCTTAATAATGTCAGAAACTAACTGATCCATAAAAAGTGTTTTACCAGTACCAGGTCTTGCACCTACTACAGTAATTGTTCTCCATTCAAGCCCATCACAAAAAGCATCATTAAATTTTGGCCAAGCACTAACTAAAGAAGGTAACTTACCCTCTCTTCTTGCCTTCATTTTTCTAAGACCTTTTTCTAAAGCTTCTCTTTCACTAACTGGTAATAAGTGTCTTGCACCATCAAAAAGTCGAGACATAGTCTTTATTTATACAATTAATTCTTCAAACGGATTTTCATCTACGTCGGGGGTATCATTTAGGAATTCACAATACGTAGCTAAATCTGAATCCCAGGACTTATCTAAATTCTGTTTTCTTAAGAAATAACGAGAAGTCCTCATATAATCATAATTTTTAGTTTCATATTCATTTATATATTTCTGTGTTGCAGCAAATATTGTCTGCCAGTCATAATCATAATTCTCAAAAAACCATCTAAAAGATCCTTCTAAACTTTTAGCAGGTACTCTAGCATATTTACCAGAGGATAGCTTCTTATTAGGGAAAAGTTTTACATATGCATCAATTTTCTGCATAAAATTATCTCCCATTAAGTCCTTAGATGTCTTCTTTTTAGATTTCTTAAAATACCCATCAATCTTGGTTATAAAAATAAGACTTTTGTCTGTCAATTGCAAATTTTCTGTTAACCAGTTTTGATTGATCAATCTTTGTGTTTCTAAGTTTTTATTCACTAATTTATTAGGAACAATTTTCTCTTTTATACAATACAAAACATAGAAAGAATTTGGAGTTAATTCTTTCTCAATCAATAAATTAAATATTTCAGTCATCTTTACCACTCTATATGTTTACCATTTAATTCGTTAGATAACCTAGATACTTTAGTAAATAAATTATCACAATCCCATTGAGAGCCGTTATAAGCAGCAGAAGCAGGGTGTTTAACGAAAAACTTATGATTATTGTCATTAGTAAGTTCAGACCATCCTTCAGCTTTTTTACCCATGTAGACATAAATTAATCCGGTATTATAGCTATTTAACCAATCAAGTAAGTAAGCAGTAAAAGGTTTCCATATATCATAATGACTACCTATTTTACCTACTTCAACTGTTAACGCTGTATTTAACATAAGAACACCTTGATTAGACCATCTTTTTAGATCCGGATCAAAACTATCGTACTGTGTTCCATTTAACTCTTTAAACATATATCTTAAAGATGGTTGTAATTTATTTGTATTACTACAGCTAAATGCAATACCATCTGCAACTCCTAATTGAGGATACGGATCTTGTCCAATCATAACAACTTTTAAATCATTATAAGGACATTCTTCAAATGCTCTAAATACTTGTTTAAGAGGTGGTGTAAATCTCTTGTCTATTTTAGTTAACTCCCATAAGTCTGTAAGAATCTTATCAAAATCTGAACTAAATATAAAAGATTTAAAAACTCTATCCCAACCGCTGGGTTTTAATTTTTCAAACAATTTAAGTTTAATTTTTTCTAAATCCATATTTTTATTATTTTTACCTAAAATTAATAATCATGATTAAAGTAAAAGAGTTAAAAGACGATGCAATTTTAGATATAAAAGTTAATAAAAGCTTTTATTTAATGGCTAAAGCTGCATCTTTTACTATTCTTCAAAATATGAAAATAGAAGATAAAGGTGATGAATATTTCAAACAAATAATGAATGAAAAATATGAAAACCTTGATAACTCTCAACGATCTTTTTATACTATAATTCTTTTACTTGCTGAAATTGAAAAACAAGCTACTGAAAACAATCTCTTTATAGAAAGAGAAATTCCTGAACCTGGTGATGAAGGTTATGTAGAACCTACTGTTCAAGAAGATTCTACTGAAGATTCAAATTAAAATAAGTCTTTCCTAGATCTATACAAGCTTCAATAGCTAGCATCAATTCGTGTTTACTACAATCAGCAAAAGATTTATCCTTAAGTCCAGATTCTTCTTTGATAATATTTTTCATTTCTTCAAAAGTATTACCAGCTTCTTTTGCTAGTTCTCTAATACACGCATGTACTTTTGCAAGTTGAGCTGCACTTTTATCTCCACTAGCTAGATCTAAATACATTTCAACTTTTTGCCCTTCAGATATTTTATCTAAAAATATCTCATAAGCAAGTTTGTCTTGAGGACTATCAAAAACAAACTTTCCATTTTTCTTTATAAATTTTCCACTAAACATTATTCACAAATTATATTATCTAAAAGTTCTAAAAATTAATTAAATGTTGTTATCTTCATTTTTGTCTTGGTTTAATTCTTTTTGTAAGCAAATTAATTAATGCTTGAACTTCTTCAAATTTTGTAAATATTATCTTAGGATTTGCTTCTAAAAATTCTACTGACCATTCTCCATTTTCTACTTCATCATTAGCAGAAGTAATAAAATCTACCCCATCCACAATTTTGTAGACATAATAGTAGTATGGATTAGGTTCTTCAGATTCATCTCTTCTTTCAAATCCTAATAGTTGTACTTCTTTTTCAGTCATCTTTGTTTTGATTTTTAGTTAGAGTTTTAAGCCTTTCATTAAATATTATCATGACTTGATCTCTACCTCTTGTTATGCTTTTTAATGAATCAGTGTTTCCTACCATATATAATTGATAACACAATTCTTCCAATGTTTCTTTACTCATCTTTGTTTTGATTTAATCTTGGATATAATTCTTTTAAAGTATCTCTAACACGTTCATCGTTGATTGCACTTTCCAATTGTTTAATATAGGTTAGAACATATTCATCAACGGGGAAATGTTTATATTCTGTTGGAGATATTTTTACTGAAACGTAGCTACTCATCTTTGTTTTG